GTCCCCCTCACCCCCGTCGAACGAGCAGCCGCCCACGCCAACACCGCCACCCGCAACCACAAAGCCCTCACCGACGCACTCAACGCCGTCATCCGCGCCGTCACCCACGCCGAAATCGAAATCAACCGGGCAACACCGAAGGTCGACACCAGCGCCAAACGCTGCACGCAGGGCAAGTCGACAGACAAACTCAAAGCCCGTGACGGCTACCTCGAGTGGACCGACCCGCTTTGCACCCGGCCGAGTGACCGTGACTGCGACGGACTCTGCCGCCCATGCTTCGACCTCGAGCACACCTGGCGGCTCGCGCACAACCTCGAACCCGTCACCCGGCAAGCAATGTGCACCCGCGACTGCGGCCGACCCGCCACCGACGGCCGCAACGACCACCTGTGCGCGGCGTGTCGAATGGCCGACTCACGGGCGAAAGGACGGACAGGGTGAACGTGGCGGTGTTACACACCATCGCCCCACGTCAACGCCGACAATGCTTGCAATCGCACACACCGCCAACTAGCGTCCGTGATTGGCTGGACATCGTCCGCCCCGCTCCCGTCAGGTCGAGCAACCAGGAGGCGCAGCGATGGTGCCGTGTCTCGACTGCGGCACCGCCTGCCGAGGACCCCGCTGCCCACCCCACCAACGTGACCACAAGGCGAAGTACTCCCGAGCCGCCGGCCACCCCCAACTGCGCGAGCACTGGAAGCCACTCGTTGCAACCGGCCACGTCACCTGCGCCCGCTGCGCCTGGCCGATCCAAACTGACGAAGCATGGGACCTCGGGCACCAACCCGACGGCGTGTCGAAACCCGAGCACGCGAACCGCTGCAACCGAGCCGACGGCGGACGACGAAGCTGACCACCAGGGGGGGGTGACCGACACCCCCGGTTCACACGCCGACACCCCTGTCCCTCTTTTCGATCCGCGACAGTGTTGGTCCGCGTTTTTGGAGGGTCAGAAATGACGGTGAAGAAGGCGCCCGAGCGTCGGCAACGAGGAAAGTCCCGAAACGGTGATCGACCTGAAACGGGCTCGAATGTGGTGGTTTTGGCCCCGAATCGCCCGAATCTGCCTGCCCCGGACCCTGAGTGGCACGGTGAGGTGACGGAGGCGTGGAACGACTTCTGGTCGTCGCAGCTGGCGGGGTCGCAAGTGTTGAAGGTGACGGATGCGCCGGCGTTGCGCCGCCTGTTCGTGTACCGGGATCGGCTGCTTTCGGCGCTCACGGCGTTCGATTTGGAGTCGATTGTGGTGGGTTCGACGGGTCAGCCGACGTTGTCGCCGTGGGCGGCGGAGGTTCACCGGTTGGAGGCGGCGGTGTCGAAGCTCGAGGACAAGTTCGGGTTGACGCCGATGGCCCGGATGAAGCTCGGGATCAGCTTCGAGGAGGGGGTGTCGCTTGCCCACCGCAACGCGCAGCTCCTCGAAGCGTTCCGGACCTCGCAGGGTGGCTGATCGTCCGTCGTACGGCCCGCTGGCTGTTGCGTGGATGGAGGCGAACCTCGTCCACGGTGAGGGTGATCTGTTCGGGCAGCCGTTCCGTTGCACCAACGATCAACGCCAGTTCCTCGACCGTTTGCTGCGCTACGACGCGAAGACTGGCCGGCTCATTGTCCGTCGGGCGCTGTTGGGGCGGGCGAAGGGTTGGGGCAAGACCGAGTTCATCGCTGCAGTGGTGCTGTTCTTCCTCGCCGGCCCGTTGGCTCCGACGGCGCCGAACATCCCGATCGCTGCAGCGTCGTTCGAGCAGGCCGATCTGCTGTTCGGTACGTGCCGGGTGATGGCGACCGAAGGGCCGTTGAAGCCGTATCTGGAAGCGTTCGACACGGAGATCCTGTTGAGGAACGCGCCGGGGCGGGCGTTCCGTGTCGCTGCTGCTGCGGGGACGAACGATGGTGGCCGGCCGACGGTGTTCGCCGCCGACGAGCTCCATGAGTGGACCGGCAACAAGGCGCGTGTGTTCCTGGTGATCACGAACTCGATCGCGAAGCGCAAGGACGGGCTCGTCCTGATGATCTCGACGGCCGGGTCGCAGGACTCGGAGCTGTTGCGTCAGATGTACGACCACGGCAAGGCGGTCGAGGCCGGCGATGTTGTCGATGACGGGTTCCTGTTCGATTGGCGTGAGGCGGCTCCGGAGCTGGACCCGCATGACGGTCCTGAGGTGCGTGCGGAGATGGCGCGTCAGGCGAATCCGCACGTCGACCAGTTTGGCACGCTCGAGTTCGTGGAGCAGCGTTGGCATGAGGTCGCGATCCATGAGTGGATGCGATATTTCGCGAATCGTTGGTGGCAGCCGCCGTTGGAATCGTGGTTGCCGTGGGGTGCGTGGGAGAACTGCGCCGGCGTTGCGCCGCTCCTGGCCGATCTGCCGGTGTGGGTCGGGGTCGACATGGCCCTCAAACACGACTCAGTGGCCGTTGTAGCCGCGCAACCCCAACCAGATGGGTCAGTTCGCCTCTCGGAGCGAATCTGGTTCCCTGAGGGCTCCACGATCGACGTGGCGGCGGTCGAGAACCATCTGCGCCAGTTGCACCGGGACAACACGCTCGCGGACGTGTCGTACGACCCGGCCTACTTCGAGCGTTCAGCGCAGGTGTTGGCGGACGAGGGTTTGCCGATGATGGAGTTTCCGCAGTCTGCCGCACGCATGGTGCCGGCGTGTCAGACGGCGTACGAGCTGATCTGCACCGGGCGGGTTGTGCATTCGGGGTCCCCTGTGTTCGCCGATCAGGTTGTGTCCGCTGCGGTTCGGGAGACTGAGGGTGGTTGGCGGTTGTCGAAGGGCAAGTCGCGTCGAAAGATCGACGCGGCGATCGCGATGGTGATGGCAGTCGCGCGTTCGCAGGTGCCGGTGAAGGCGCCGCCGAAGCCGACGGTTGTCCACTCGTTCTGAAAGTCAGGGAGGGCGCGCATGATTGACCGCACTCCTGAACAGTGGCGCGACAAGCTCCTGAAGGAGCTCGAGGAGCGCCGCGAACTTCACGGGCTGCTCCGTGGGTACTACATCGGCAACCAGCCGCTCCCCACCGCACCGTCGACAGCGACGGACACTTACCGGCGGTTGGCTGAACTCGGTGTCACGAATATGTGCGGGCTTGTCGTTGACTCCGTCAATGAGCGGCTCCGCCCCCGGGGTGTGCGCCTGACCGCTGACTCGACGGCCGATCTCGACATCTGGCGTCGCGTGTGGCAGGCGAACAACCTTGACTCTGACTGGTCACTCGCGCAGGAGGAGGCTCTCAAGATCGGGCGTTGTCCGATCCTTGTATGGCCGAATGGGGACGGCACCGTCTCCGTCACAGTCGAGGACGCCGACGAGGTGATCATCGCCTATGCCGCCGGTTCACGCCGACAGCGGGTCGCGATGTTGAAGTCATATGAGGACGACGAAGTGAAGTTCGCCACCGTGTGGACTCCGACCGATGTCCACTCGTGGTACTTCGCGAAGCAGACCAGCCGCTGGTTTGACGACGCACAGTTGTCCGGTTCGAATCCGCTCGGTCGTGTGCCCGGTGTCGAGTTGTTGTGTAAGCCGTCCGTTAAGGGTGTGCCGGCGCCTGAGCTTTCGACGGCGGTGATCCGCTTGCAGGACCGGATCAACAAGACGATGTTCGACGCCGTCGTGTCCTCGGAGTTCGGGTCGTTCCCGCTGCGCTACACGATCGGGATCGAGATTCGCCGTGACCCGATCACTGGGGTCCCGGTTAACCCGTTGACGATCGGACCGAACCGGGTTCTGGCACTCGAGGCGTCAGAAGGGCAATCCGGAACGATTGGCCAGCTGGAACCGTTTCCGCTCGCCGACCTGTTGAGCTTGGCGGACGCGTCGATCAAGCATCTTGCGTCGATCTCGCAGACGCCCGTCTACTACCTGCTGTCGGGCTTGACGAACGTCGGTGCAGATTCGATCCGTGCCGCCGAAACTGGTCACGTCGCCAAAATCCTGAAACATCAGGGCATGTTCGGTGAGGCCGCCGGCGACGTGTTCCAACTCGCGCTGATCGCGATGGGCGACCCGACACCGCCGACGGACATCGCGCTCGAGTGGGCGCCACCTGAGACCAGGTCACCGGCCGAGCTCGCTGACGCCGTAATCAAGATGTCGCAGGCTGGCTATCCGTTCCTCGCGATTGCCCGCTACATGGGTGAATCGCCGTCCGACGTTGAACGTCTCGTTCGTGAGCGCGCAGCACAGGACATCGCAGAACGCGACGACGTCGCGGCGCTCACAAGCGCCTGATTTTCTCGCTCCGACACGGAGCACTAACCACCCGCAACGGGAGGACCCCAGTGAGTAACGATGCACCCGACGCGACCGCCACGGTCGACAACGGGATCAACAACCCTGCGACGAACACCGCCGCCGACCACGACGACGCCCCCGACACGGTGGCCGAACTCGCACGGTGGAAGCAGATCGCCCGGAAGCACGAGGACCGCGCCAAGGCCAACGCAGACGCCGCCAAGGAGCTTGAGAAGCTCCGTGCGGCGTCGATGACGGACCTCGAACGAGCGATCGCCGAGACGAAGTCGCAGACACGCGCGGAGGTGCTGCGCGAGCTCGGGGAAACCCGCGCCGCCGACCACCTCCGCCTCGCAGCGACGGGCCGGCCAATCGACATCGACGCACTCCTCGAGGGTGTCGATCTCAAGAGGTTCGTCGACCCGGACGGGCAGCCCGACACCAAGTCGATCCAGGCGTACATCGACCGCATCGCTCCACAGGCCGACGATCCCGAGCCACGCATCCCGCGTGTCGAGACCGGGCCAAGGGGTTCACAGAACACCCCGCTCAACGGGGACCCGCTGTTGCGGGACCTCGAGAAGAAACTCGGCATCCGCTGATGCCACCGACCCCCCAGGAGTGAAACAATGGCGATCACCGCCGCATCAACCCTGTCCGGATTCTCCGGATTCCTCAACCCCGACCAGTCGGCCGCGATCTTCGACCGTGCCGCCCGCCTGTCCGTCGTCCAGCAGCTCGCCACCAAGGTGCCGCTCGGTGCCGCCGGTGTCTCCGTTCCCGTCACGACCGGCCGTCTGGCCGCCGGGTGGGTCGCGGAAGGCGCAGCGAAGCCGGCGTCCGCTGGGACGATGACGCTGAAGACGATGTCCCCGAAGAAGCTCGCCGTGATCGCCGTCGTCTCGGCTGAGGTGGTCCGGGCCAACCCCGGCAACTACATGAACGCGATCCGTGAGCAGGTCGCTGAAGCGTTCGCCTCCGCGTTCGACTCGGCTGCGCTGCACGGCACGTCCACCCCGTTCACCACCTGGGTTGATCAGACCGCCAAGTCGGTCGAGATTGGCACCACCACCCAGGCGAACGGCGGCATCTTCGGCGACATCAACGCCGGCCTGACGTTGCTCGTCAACGACGGCAAGGAGCTCACCGGCTTCGCGCTCGACACCCGGTTCGAGCCGTTCTTGAACGGTGCGACCGACACCGCCGGTCGACCGATCTTCATCGACAGCCCGCTCGTCGACACCGCCGGCCCTGTCCGTCAGGGCCGCCTCCTCGGCCGCCCCGCGTACGTCGGCTACGGCGTGTACTCGGCGACCGGCGTGCTGCTCGGCTACGGCGGCGACTGGTCTCAGGCAGCGTGGGGTTCCGTCGGTGGGATCACCTACGACATCTCCACCGAAGCCACCGTCACGATCAACGGCGTGCTCGTGTCGCTGTTCGAGAACAACCTCGTTGCAGTCCGCGCAGAGGCCGAGTACGGCTGGCTCGTCAACGACACCGCGGCCTTCGTCAAGTACGCGAACGCCGTCTGATGACGCCTTGATCCGGCCCTGCGTTCACCGTGCGGTGGACGCAGGGCCTGGTCCCACTCACCCGTCCCCATTACAAGCTGAAGGAGCCCCATCATGGCCATCAACAAGGCAACCACAATCGACGACATCAAGGCGTCGGACCCGACCGCCGACAACATGACTCCGGTGAGCTTCGGCAACCCGGACGAGAAGACCGTGACGACAACGCTCTCTGCCGGCACCAAGGTCACCGCCGAGAAGCACGTCATCGACACCCTGCGAACGAAGTAGCTCGCGACCGCTTACCGCCCGGGGACCGGGATCAGATGACCGCCTTAAGAGAGGACGACGATGGCTCTCGCAGTTCTCGATGACCTCGCCGCGCTCGGTGTCGTCAACTACAACGAAGACCCGACCGGGACGCTGGGCCGCAAAGCGCAGTGGCTCCTCGACCGGATTTCTGAGCAGGTGCACTCCTATATCGGCTCTACCGATGTTCTCATCGCCGCCAACGCTGATGGGCTCTGGACATCTGTTCGCGTCGGCGTGCTGAGCGCTGTCGTCACTGAAGCCGCCGCATCGAGGTTGCAAGCCGCCCCGCAGTCGTTCGATGGCTCGGTAATGCCCGAGGCGATGATGTCGGCGCTGCTGCAGCCTCGCCATTACAGGGCGCTCGACAAGCTCATCGGTTCCGCCAACTCGTCGATGTCGATGGTGGTCGAACGCGACGAGGACTTATCGTTCTTCCGGACATACGACGGCTCCACTGAGTTCGGCTGGGCCTGACCGGTGGGCAAGTACACGTCACGGATGATGCTCACGTGGAAGGCGTTCCACCAGCTGATGGTGGACCAGACCTGGCCGCCGAGTCCGACTACGGGTGACGCTCCGGTCGTCTACTTCGGGGTGGCTCTCAAGGCAGAGCATGAGGCGATCGTCGTGGTCGGTACCCCCGAGAAATCCGCGTCGGTGGTGACTGCCACCAACCTGTCCAAAGAAGAGCAGTTCGTGCTGCAGTTGCGCATCGTTACAGAACTTCCGGGCCGAACCGCCGAAGAGGCGTTCGACCGACTGGGCGAGCTTCTCGACGTCGCACAGAACGCACTGCGCGACCCCGCCACAGGCCGCCAAACCAACGCCTTCGCCGGCCAGGCGCCACCGTACCCGGTGCCGGGAATGGTGACGTGGCTGACCGATGGCGTCAGGTCGCAGATGTACCTGACCGCGGCCGGCGTCGCCGGTTATGCCGAGCTTGATGTCCTGTTCAAAGCCCGAATCTGAGGAGTGAGCCCGTGAAGGTGCAGCATCAATCGAAGTCGCAGATGACGATCCCTGGTGTCGGTTTCACCGACGAACACGGGATCATCGACGTCTCTGACGAGGTCGCCGGCCGTCCGCCGGATGAGCGGCTCGAGGGGCTGATGGCCGCGCACCGCGATGCCCAGGGCGATCATGTCGAGCAGGTGCGATTGCGGGAAGAGTTCATTGGGCTCGACAAGGGCGCGGGCCTGCTCGCGCAGGACACATGGAAGCCGTACGGGACGAAGGCCAAGGCCGAGGTCGCGTCGAAGCAGGAGGGTGACAAGTGACCGTTCTCGATGCCCAGGTGGGTTTCTCCGATGAAGTGACGTTCGGGACGCCGACCGTCGTGAGTCGGTTCTTCGAGGTGGAGTCGATCCCGTCGTTCAAGCCGGACACGGTCACAGTTGACTCGAAGGGTCACCGAGCCGGCGACTACATGCCCAGGCGCGGCCGCTCCCGCCGGATCGTGATCGGCGCGTCCGGCGACGTGACGTTCCCGGTGCCGACCAAGGGGTTCGGCTGGTGGTTGAAGCATCTCATGGGCACCGTCGCCACCGGCGTGGTGGTCGACTCGAACTACACGCACACCGGCACGGTCGGATCACTGATCGGCGACTACTTCACCGCGCAGGTTGGACGGCCGTTCAACCCGGCCGGCACGGTGCAGCCGTTCACCTACCACGGCGGGAAGGTGACGAAGTGGGAGGGTTCCTGCGACGTCGATGATCAGCTGATGATGTCGGTCTCCTGCGATTTCGAGGACGAGGAGACCGCAATCGGTCTGGCGACCGCGTCGTATCCGACGGGCGCGACGATCTTCGACTTCACCGGTGCGAACATCCAGATCGCCGGCGCGCCGATCGAGATGAAGAACGTCTCGTTCGGGATCGACAACAAGCAGAACACCGGTCGCCGGTTCCTGCGCGGTTCACGGTTGAAGAAGGAGCCGGTGACGTCGGGGATGCGTGAGGTCACATGGTCCGGCGACCTCGAGTTCTCGAACCTCGACCAGTACAACCGGTTCGTGTCGAACGTGGACGCGACGAACCACGCGGCGATCACGATGACGTTCACCGGCCCGCTTGCTCATGCGGGGACGACGTTGCCGTCGCTGGTCGTGACGATCCCGGAGGCCCGGTTCGATGACGTCGGGTTGTCGACGTCGTTCGATTCCGACATGACCCAGTCAGTCTCAGGGGTCGGTCTGGTCCCGGCCGCCGGCGGGAGTGCGATGACTCTCGCCTACACCACCAACGATGCGACGCCTTGAAAAGTAGGCCATAGTCATGGCCGAGCAGGTCGAGGTCAAGGGGCTCAAGGAGCTTGGCAAAGCGGTCAAGGACCTCAAGGACAT